CTTACAACTTTGGGATAGCTATGCTCCGAGTACCCTGCGATTCTTGCGGCTTCTCGTGGGTTTCCTCTTGCTTCGCCATACAGTGCGTCCAGAAACTTCTCCTGCATATTGGTTAAGTTTCTTTTTTGAGTTTTCGTTATAGAAGAATCCATTATTTGCGTTAACTATCTCCATTATTTCCTTAAAAGGAAGTTGTTTTACTTTGTTTATGTCTAGATCTAGCATAATTTATTATAATATAACTTTGTTATAGCATAATTTATACATTATTCGTGATGACCCTTGTTAACTTAAGTGTTATGTGCGTGTATGTGTGTCCTTTGAATAATATATCTTTCTATTATAGTGCTTATATGCAATTTTGTCAAGTCTTTTTTTTAATTATTATAATATGCGACAGTATTGCACTAGACAAAATTGACAAAAGGGTGTATAATGTTATTAGGTACCACCAGGGGGCCTATATATCTATACTATTGATATTTGTACATACCCCCTAGGGATATTCCAGGGAATATTGTCGGAATATTTAGCCCTGAAATATGGCCCACAGGTGGTTTACATGGACTTCAGGGATTTTCTGGTGTTAGCACATATACATATACACGGGGGTGGGTGTCCCCTTGCATACCCCTAGTGTTACCTTAGTTTTTACTTGGTTATATATTTTGATTTACTTGAGGTTGCTTTGGGTTGCTCTTGGGTTTTTTGGTTTACTGAAATACTTAACAATCATTTAGAAATTATGGACAATGAATTTTGCTAACTATAAAGACCTAAGTTAATCACTTGTTATATTATAACATTACAAAGACAGCTCTATTTTAGGATCTAAGAATTTAATTGAGATAAAAAAAAAAGGGATAACAAATTTTACTTTGTTACCCCTTGAAAAAATTAAAGTTGTTGCTCGTTAGTTTATTATTGATTTACTACTTTTTTTGTTTTTATTTTAGAGTTGTTTTTAATCTCATCTTTAACACCTCTAATTTCTTGTCGCATATCTAATTGGTTTTTAGTGTGAGCGTTTAACCATTTATTACACTCAGTTACTAAAAAACTAATTAAAGTTTTGCTTTTAGCACTTGATACTTGAAAAGGTTTAACAGCGTTATAGTCATCAAATATCAAGTTTGTTGCTCGTGTTATAGCTTGATCAAATGGAGATTTTTTACCATTACCATCACCACCAGTTCTCTTATACCACGCTCTACAAACTCTTGTTAGTTCGCTAAAATTTAATGCTTTTTCGCTTTCATTGTCTTTGTTTAATGGTTCGCACTCTTTATTTACAAAAGCACCATCAACATAAACTTTTGATTTGTTTGCACCTGTAAAATAAGAATTATTTTTATTTTTTAAAATATCCTTATTTAAACTTGTTGCATTAATACTGATACAAACAAAATTGCTCATTGCATCTCTTAAAGCGTCTAATTTAGGCTTGTTATCTTTGTCATTTGATTTCCATTTAACACCTAAAAAATTAGTCATAAATGTATCTCTTAAATATTTTAAGTGAAAATTTTCAACTTTATTTAATTGGTTTAAATTTTTAAAGTCAGATACATAGCTTTCTTTATTTGGTTGATTGCTATTTATATCTACTAAAAAATCAAACTTTTTTGATTTCTCAACCTCTAATAATTGAGTAACTAATGTTAATCTAGCGTTACTATCTTTTCTAACACCACTAGCAATATCATTAATATTGTCAGTTATTAAAGTTTTTAAGTTAGTATTTGTCATAAGTTTCCTATCTGTTGAAACTCACAACAACTTTAATTTATTTACAATTTTTAATAGCTAAGTATTTTTTTTCTTAAATACTAATTAAAGTTATATATCCATTAAATACATAAATCAAATCATTGTTTATATAATTTAGTGAATATTCACTATTTTAAATAAGCGTTGATTTTACTAGCTTTTTGATACCCCTATGGCAGACTGTCGCACTTAGTTATTAATTAGAATCATTCTATTATGCAATTTTTGCATACCCTATTTGACTTAATCAATTAATAGTTGTATTATTAAGAATATCAACAATTAACATGAGGTAAAAAAATGAGTGAACAAAATGAAAATACTAAAATAATAAGTGAACAACTAAAAAAATTAAATTCTAATTTTAACACTTTTAATAAAATTATGAGTAGTTTTTTAGTTATTGCTACAACTGAAAGCACTTTTAAAAATAAAACTAATAAAGAAATAAAAACAATAGTTCCTATTGTAAATAGTACATTAAAAGCAATCAATGAAAGTATATATGACAGTTAATATTCTTTTATATGGTGGAATATCACTAATAGTTATTGGTGCTATTCTCTCTGGTGTATCTTATTTCATGGTTAAGTATTATGAGAGCCAAATTAATAAGCATACATTTGAAATATTAAGACCAAAAATAAAAAGGAAAAAATGAATTTATTTAATTATGAATATTCAAAACTATGTCATTGTAAGTTATGCAAAATATTAAGGTATTTAAAAATAAAATGATCTATATATTAGGTTCAATCAATGTTGTGATATGGGGATATTTAATAATATCATTATTGCAATCTCTATAAGAAGGGAGATGGCAAAAGTTTCAAATGCCTTGACATATACATTGTTTAATTATACCATGATTAAAACAACGAAAGGTAGAAATATGAAAGCTATGTTATATGTGTCTTTATTATGGGTAGTGCTTGGAATATTAATTAGTTTCGTTGCAGTTTAACCATAGTAAAGTGAGGTAATTTTAATGTGCCTATAACCCCTGTGTCTTAATTGACATGGGGGTTTTTTTATTGTAATATGTATATATAAACAAAGGAGAAAACTATGGTAGATCAAACACAACCAGAGATAGCCCACGTTCAATCAAAAAACAAAGCTATCAATTATGACAAACAAAATACTATCAAGTTAAATAAAGTTAGAGAAATTTATAAAGATAGTAATGGGCTTGATAATATATCAGAGCATATGATGAATCAGTTTCGTCAAATTTTATCAGAGGGTAGGCAATGATAGAAAAGATAAAAGCAACTAACCCTTATTCTGGCGAGAGTGAAATGCTAACACCAGAAGAACATAAATTGTACATAGCAATCAAAGAGGCAGAACTTGATGAGGACTATGAAACAATGCAGAAAGGCTTAAGCAAATTTAGTAGGTTAAATGCCAAAGCATATATGACTTTGCTAGATTAATAATAAACAAACTTTAACTCCCTCAAGTTAAAAGATAAACCCTGTGTATGCTTGACATACATGGGGTTTTTTTATATACTGATTATATTATGATGACAAAAAAAGATTACATAGCAATAGGTACAATACTAAACAAATATAGTAATAGTGAACATATGATATTACTAAAACTTTGTGAGTATTTTAAAAAAGATAATCCAAATTTTAATGCAGATAAATTTATAGAGTTGATATGCAATGATAACATTAGCTAGACAAATACAATTAAAAATAAAAAAGTTTGATGAAGTTATGATTGAACTTAAAATAAAATATCTAAATGATAAAGTAGTTTATCCAGATATACATAAGCTAGATGAGAAGATACAAGAGATATCAAAGCTAGTTGACAATCACAAACAATAGTGGTATAACATAGGTACTCAACAAGGAGTACATATATGTCAGAAAACAAACCAATGGTTGATACTTCATGGGAATTGAAGTGGCGAAGAACATTAAGAAAGAAACTTCTTAATTGTTTGGTGCTAATAGAAAATCATGGCAAACCTACGCAAGACTTAATGTATGAGTTAAGAAAAGCGAAAGAGGCTTTGACCTATTGGAATAGTGATACTGCATTGTGGGAAAAACATCAGATGGTTATTCCTACTACTGCACCAGTACCACAAGCCAAACTTCAAGACGCAGAAGTACAACCTATCAATACAGATTGACACATACAATCTAATCTGTTATAACTAAAGGGTAGTCAGCGAGAGTTGACTATCCTTTTTTGTATGCCCATTGGTCTTGAACGCTATGCTCGACATGAGTTAGGAATAATTCTGGGTGAGACCTACCAGAAGCTACAATCAAGGGGGGATAGGGTGACTGAAAGTTATAAAGTTAAACCACCCTATCTCCGAATATCAATCAATCAATAGGAGTGCAATGACACAAGTAAATATAGAAGTAGGTAAAGTTTCCGATCTACTATATGATTTGATGACATCAACTAAAGCCAAAAAGTTTCGTGCAGGTTTTATTAAAACTGATGGTAGCTACCGAGTAGGCAAGTTTGATTTATTAAATCGTTCAACATGGAAACAAACTGATGGTACTATGTATAAACGTAAGGGTAAGAAAAGAACTACTGACGCTGACGAGTATATACTAGCCCATGATCTTGAAAAGAAAGCACCACGAAACATATCTGTTAGAAGATTGAAGTGGTTTAGTGTAGGCAAAAAAGTCTATAAAATCAATAGGTTAGAGCTAAATGAGGACATTACTATTGTGATGTTTGATAAGGTAAAATTTACTGCTCTTAAAACTTTAATGACAAAGGGGGAACTAGATGAGTGAGTGGTGTCAGAATAAAAAATGTCCAGAGAAAAAAACACAATCACAAATTCGTGGTAGTAAAGGTGCTAAGTATTATCAATCTAATAAAGCTAAGTCATATTACTTTCATATGTTTTGTGGTCAAAGATGTATGGACAAATGGTTTAATGAGCATTGGCAAACTTGTTTAAATGCTGTTGGCGAAATAGATAAACAAGTATTACCTTTAGATGACGCTTGGTTTGTTGAGTATCAATATAATTGGAACTCTTATGGACAAGCAAACGATCCATTATACTTTATACGAAATAAAAATAGAAATATTAAACAACCTATAACAAGAGAACAAGCACAATCTCCAGAAGATATAGAAAGAGATTGGTGCCACACAACAATAGACGACACACAAGCCAAAGAACTAGCAATACAACTTGGCTTGGCTAGTTGACACATCAATACAATTAGTATATTATAAAGACATCATCTAGTTATCTAGGTGGTGTCTTTTTTTTTAATCAACATGAAAGGAGTATACTCATGGAACAAAAAGAGATAAGACTCAATGCTAGTAAGCGTAAGTCATTGAAAGATGATTTTCGTAAGCATTGTGAAAACCAAGACTCTACTGTAAAAGAAGAGTTTTTGGAGGCAAGAGAAGTAGCGAAAGATACCATTGATTCTACTTCCCCTCC